CAACGCCGGATTGGAATATAATTAAATAAACTGAACACCTGAGTATGTGTATAAACTACTCTATTACAATCATTTAAAAGGAAACACTATGACAATATATGTGTGGGACATCGAAGCGAACGGCTCCCAAGATGTAGCAGATAAAATATGGGTTTCAGGTATGCGTAATCTGGAAACAGGAGAACTTCATATCTTCAGTGACTATCATGATCAGTATCCTAATTTATCTGAATCATTCAAACTATTCGACGAGGCCACAGGGATTGTAGCACATAATGGTATGCGTTATGACCGTGTGGTCTTAGAAAATGTATCAGGTTATGCAGTAAATCGTAATAAAATAATTGATACGGTTATATACTCAAGACTAAACGACTTTCATCGTAAGAAAACAAACAGACGTCACAGCTTAAAAGCCCTTGCCATACAAGCAGGTCAAGAACAAAAGCAAGACTATGACGGTGGTTTCGATGCCTACTCTGCTGAAATGGTAGAGTACTGTGTAGCTGACGTAGATGCTAACATAGCTGTGTACCGTATGCTCATGAAAGAGTTCAATGCCATAATAGAAACCAACCCTAATTACCCTGATGCCATAAATATCGAACACCAAATGGCTTACTGGTCTAGTGAACAAATAAAGAACGGTTGGAAAATCGATGAAGCTCTACTTGAAACTACTGTTGCAAAGATCAAACAAGAAATGGACGGTATAGAAAGCAGAGTAGAACCAAAGCTAGGTACTCTTGAAATAACAATAGATAAAGAGCCTAAAACTGCTAAATACAAGAAAAACGGAGAATACACCTCTGTGTCTGCCAGACTAATAGGTGATTACCTTGGTAGCTACGTAGATGTAACTGACTCCTTAAAAGATGATCCTCCTATCAAACCTAACGAAGAATTTCAACGTAAAGAAATTGTAGAAGCTAGGTTAGGTAACCAAGATCATCTAAAAGAATTCTTGTATACTCTTGGCTGGGAACCTACCCAGTGGAACTGGAAGAAAATTAACGGCAACTTTGTAAAGATAAGCCCTAAACTTACTTCTGATAGCTTAACTAAATTAGGGGAGATAGGTGATGATATCGACATGTTCTTTACCTTACGTGCTAGACACAGTATACTTAACGGCTGGAAAGAACATGTGCGAAATGGACGTCTATATGGTGATGTTATTGATATTGGTGCCGCTACTGGTCGTCAAACTCACAAAATAATAGCCAACATTCCCTCACCTAAAGCGGTGTACGGTAGTGATATTCGTTCTATGTTCATCTGTCCTGAAGATAAAATATTGATATCAGCAGACGGTGCAGGTTATCAAGCCAGAGTAGTAGCACACTTCGGTCGAGATGAAGAAATGTCTAATGAAATTCTGAAAGGAGATATTCATCAAAAGAATGCAGACGCTATTGGCTGTAGTCGTGTTGACGCTAAACCTTTCTTCTTTGCCTTCTTGTTCGGTGCAGGTGGCGTAAAACTAGGTACTATCCTAGGTCGTTCTGCTCAAGCAGGTAACAAAGCTAAAGATGCGTTTCTAAAACGATGGCCAGCACTAGCTAGTTTAACAGAACAAGTCAAAAGTATAGCTCAACAACGAAGCTACTTAAAAGGTCTCGATGGTAGACGTATATACACTGACGAAGCCTACAAAGCTTTCAACTACCTAATACAAGGTACTGAAGCTATACTAATGAAACGTACTATCGTGCGTATCAACGAAGCCTTTGAGAAAAAAGGTATTGACGCTAAACAACTCCTGTTCTACCATGATGAATGTACATGGGAAATATCTCCTGAACAAGCTTATGATGCAGAAGTCATAATCCGTAAATGGTTTGTAGATGCACCTAAAGAACTAGGTGTAAAAATCATGGAAGCAGGTGATTGTAAAACAGGTAAAGATTATTTGGAGGTACACTAATGCCCTATATTAGTATTAAAAAACGTGAAGAATTATTCCATCGTGACGCAGAAAACAGTGAGGAACTTCAATACCTCATTGCCACTATGATATCTGACTACTTGTTAGATAAAGGTAGAACTTCATCAGCTATGAATGATGTCATGGGAGCTTTGTCAAGTGCTAAAGCAGACTTCTACCGAAAAGTAGTGTCTCCGCACAAAGACACAAAGGAGCTTATCAATGGTCATGTCTACTAAACCCCCAATGCAGATCGTAACCATATATACATTGCCTAATTGTGAATTTTGTGAATTAGCAAAAAACTTGTTGCATTCAAAACAAAACTGTGTTATATATGAAATCGACTTATCCAAAAATTCCAAAGTAAGAGAAGGAGTAAAAGAGACTCTAGGTACTACTGTCCCTCAAATAGTAATCGACGGTAAACATATCGGCGGTTATTCGGAATTACAAGGTTATATTTAGAATGGAAATAGACTATCACGTAGTAGAAATGTTATGTGTTCTGCTACTAATAATTATGTTTCAAGCATACCAAATATGGAAACTAGAAAAGAAGCAAGACGATTTGTTCGAGCTAATGATCGGTCTCCATACAGGTGAAATCACTTTAGAAGAGGTAGATGACGATGAGTATTAATATATACATTGACGGTGACATTCTAGTTTATCAATGTATCTGGGGTGCTAAAAGTACCAAAGATATTAAAAAGAAACTAGATCAAACTATAAGTAATATAATGTCAGATCTTGAAGGCGGTACAGGAAAAATCGCCATCAAAGGTAAAGGTAATTTCCGTAAAGATATTTTCCCTGAATATAAAGGTAATCGTAAAAAAGAACTTACAGAACAAGAAAAAGAATTCTTCGCCTACGCCTACAACTATCTAGAAAATAACTGGAATGCAGTACCCGCACATGGTATGGAAGCAGACGATCTTCTTGCCATCTGGAGTACTGAAGAAGCAGGTATTATTGTAAGTATCGATAAGGATATGCTACAAGTTCCAGGTTTACACTTCAATACTCGTAAAAAGGAATACCAAAGTGTAAATGAAGAAGAAGCCTCTCTAACCCTACACACCCAAGTACTCATGGGTGACTCTGTAGATAATATTGCTGGTCTTCGTGGTATAGGTAAAGTCAAAGCCGCTAAAATCATGGCAAACGTACCTATGTCACAACACTTGTCTGCTGTCAAAAAATTCTGGCAAGAAAGCTTCGGTAGAGGCTGGGAAGACAACTTACAATTAAACATGGATTTAGTGTATTTAAAAAGAACTCCTGAAGATAAATACAATACCCGTACTGGTAAACGTGCAAACACTCAAAGTAAAGCTGAACCCCCATATGTAGCAAAAGAAATGGAAGAAAGCCGCGCTGAATTTTAATATAAATAAGAGTGTAATAATATGATACTAGCAGTGATAATGACAAGTGCATTTGTAATAGGTTTAGTTAACGCAAAACTAGAATCTATAGATGCAGACAATTTACAAAAGGAAATGAACAATGGGTAAGATAGTCAGAAAAACTGAATGCGAATCTTGTGGATCAAGTAATAACCGTTGTGAGTATGATGACGGTTCCACATGGTGTTTCACACCTGATTGCGCTAGTAATAAACAAGCCTTTAAAAACAAAGATAAGGAAGAAAATAACGTGATAGAGTTTAACTCATTACCTTTCAGTACTTCTTCTGAAAGAAAAATCTCTACCACCGTATGTGAAATGTTCGGTGTTAGACGCGAAGTATCTTCTTCAGGTAATACAAGTGCAGTGTACTATCCTTACTTCGAAAACAATAAGATCGTAGGTCACAAAAAACGCCTGTTTCCTAAAGACTTTAGAGTAGAAGGTAAGTTACCTCTAACTCTGTTCGGTCAAAATGTATTCGCAGGAGGGGGTAAGCGTATTGTTATTACTGAAGGCGAAGAAGATACTCTCGCTGTAGCACAAGCTTACTCTAAGTACAACACAGGTATTATCTACCCTGTAGTGTCAATACCTTCTGCTTCTAACTTAAAAGCAATCGTAGAAAACAGAGAGTACTTAAGGTCTTTTGACGAAGTAATCCTGTTCATTGACACAGATGACGCTGGCGATATTGCGGTAGACAAGCTAGCAAACTCTATCGGTTTCGATAAAGTAAAAGTAGCAAGAACTAAACACAAAGATGCCTCAGAAGCCTTAACAGAATCAGGTCACATGGGTGTACTTCGTGGTATCTGGGATGCACAACAATATAGCCCTCAAGGTATATGTACTGGGGAAGACCTGTGGACTAAACTAGTCGAATACAACGATGTTGAGTCCTTACCTTACCCTGACTGTTTCTCTGGTCTTAACGACAAGATCAAAGGTATGCGTCTAGGTGAAATTGCTTTGTGGGTTTCAGGTACAGGTGCAGGTAAGTCTACAATGTTACGTGAAATTGTACTTGATATCATTGACAAAACAGATGACAAAATAGGTATCATTTCTCTTGAAGAAAGTCCCGCAGAAACTACACGTAAACTTGCTGGCATGGTTATTAAACGTAATCCTTCAGCTGAGAAAATAGAACTAAAAGATCTTCGTGTAGGCTTTGATCAATTCAAAGATCGTGTAATGGTATTAGATCACTGTGGTTCTATGGCTAATGGCATAATATCTCAGCTAGAATACATGGCTTTATCAGGTTGCAAATATCTGTTTATTGACCACATAACAATCCTAGTCTCAGAAGGCGCTGAAGGGTTAACAGGCAACGAAGCCATTGATAAGGTAATGAATGACCTACTGCGTATATCTAAACAGCACAACGTGTGGATCGGTCTGGTGTCGCATCTACGAAAAATGTCTACTACAGGACAATCTTTTGAAGAAGGAAGACTGCCAACAGTTGACGACATCCGTGGTTCAGGCTCAATCAAACAAATCTCCCACGACATCTTAGCCTTTGCACGTAATATTACTGCAGAAAACGAAGAAGAACGTAACACCATCACTCTATCAATACTTAAATCTCGCTATACAGGCAAGACAGGTCCAGCAGGTACTTGTAAGTATGATTATGATACAGGTAGACTAAACGATGGCTTATATGATGATATGTTAGGCAATCTAAACATATAACAATGAAGTCCATTATTAAAAGGGAATAGCTAATGGAAGATAACATGAAAGACCCTCTCAATGAAGTGGTGGATTATCTTATAAACAAAGTCTCTAATGTAAATATGAATAACCCTAAAGCTAATAAGGGCGCTCAAATATTACGTACTATATCTAAGTTTAAAGATAATATTCCCAGTATAGTGCAAGTAGCCTTTGACAAGATGTCCTCTAACTTTACTAGAGAGTATCCTGAACAACCTGTAGGTCTAGCAAAGACTACTCAAGTTAGTGTTGGTATCGGTGAACACGTATTCACTAAATACTTTAACACTAAATGTAGCTTTCACCAATCAATAAGAACAGGTGACTTAATATTAGAAGCCTACGTACAATCAGGTTTTATTGTAGTAAAACGAGCAGAAGGATTTGGTGCTTACAATGCACAAGCACCTTACATGATTGAACCAACAAGTCGTTGGGAAGAAATTGGTGAATTCAAGTTAATCGAAAGTAAAGGATTGCTCGTATATACGGTAGAAGAAGAACCAGATGACATCTCTAACATTATGCAGCCTAAGAACTATCCTCTAATTAAACGATGGGGTATCTCTGCACCTCAATCTCAAAAAGATGCATTTAATAATATATTTATTGACTCTCCTTTTGTAAGAGCTGCAAACAATCTACAACAAACTTCTTGGAAAATAAACCCTAAAGTCCTAGATGTACTGATCAATAAAATAAACGACATAATGCCGCAAGATATCCCTATGTATGTAAACGCCATACCTAAAAGCTTGCTTAAGACTGCTTATGAGAAGTATCAGAAAGACCCTTCTGTAAGCAATAAAATATCTTACAATAATATAGCTAAAGAATGGGAAAAAACTCTAAGACCTCTACAAGTCAGAGCTAAACGTGCAGAAATAAAAACTACGCTAGGTAAAGCTAAACAGCTAGTTGAGTGGGAAAGATTCTACTCACTTGTTGATTTAGATTATCGCGGTAGAGTATACTACAAAGAACCGTATATGAACTACCAAGGTAATGATATTGCTAGAGGCCTAATGTCCTTCAGTGAAAGCAAACCTATAGATGACAATGGTAAAAGAGCCTTGGCCATCCACACTGCTAACTCTTATAATCAAAAATACGATGTAAGTGAAATACCTGACTGGGTTGAAGAAGACTACCGCGCTATGTTGACTGCAGAAGGCATTGACACTATAAGTGTTGACAAATTCTCTCTTGAAGATAGGATTAACTGGTTTAATAATAACTGGGATCTGGTCGAGAGTACCGCAGACAATGGCACTCTACACAAATGTGAGAAAACAGTAGTATTCCTAGCATGTTGTATAGAGTGGTGTGATATTGCTGACATGGAAGATAAAGGCTTAGTGCCTACGTCTAGTGTGCCTGTAGCTATTGACGGTACTTGCAATGGCTATCAACATTCAGCTGCTCTGTCAAGAGACGATAAGACTGGTAGCCTAGTAGCACTAAACGATAGTGCAGTCCCTCATGATCTTTATGTAAAGGTCGCTCAAAAACTAGTAGAGCTTGCACCTGAGTTCTTTAAAGATAGACCAATGTCTTACGCAGAGATCCGTAAGCTTATCTCAAAAAGAGCTACAATGACAAGAGCTTACTCTGCTGGTGCTCAAACAATAGCTGAGTCTATGTACTCTGATTGTGTACAGGCAGGTGCAGATGATCAATACAATATAACTCAAATTGATTGTGATGCACTGTCTATTCATATACTGGAAGCTATTGAGCATGTATGTCCGGGATCTCAAACTACTATGAAGTTCCTACAAGACCTAGCTCAATGGGAACTAGGTACTTTTGAATACATAGATTCTACAGGTAGAAAGGTATATAACTCTACTATAAGTAAATACAAAAAGCTTGCTCGTGAAGCTAATAAGGAACAACGAGCAAACCCTACTAAGGCTAATACAATGGCACTAAATACAATCAACTCTAAAATATCTGATTGTAAACTTGTATTAGTTAAAGGCCACGCAGGTGAAGATATACGTTGGATGACTAAGTCTGGCTTCCCTGTCATCTACAAGGTAAACGCTACAAGACAAGATACTTGTAAGTCTACCTTGCGAGGTGTAATAGGTGGTGCTTCCAAACAACCTGGCCGCATCAACCATGTAGCTAAGATATACTTAGAAACAACTAACAGAAGAGAAGCCAGTGCAGGTATCTCTCCTAACTATATTCACTCACAAGATGCTACTCACATGGCACTAGTAATAGATGAATTCGGAATTAACTTCGGTGCAGTACATGATAGCTTTAGTTGCCATGCCTCCGATGTTGATTATTTGAAACAATTAACACAGGAAAAATTCGTTGAGATGTACAGCGACGATAACCCCTTAGAAGCAGTTAAGCGTTATATAACTAACAATAACTGTACGATAGAAGTACCAGAGCTAGGTGACTTAGACATATTCTCAGTCCTCAGTTCTCGCAACTTCTTTTCATAGGTGAAACATGACAGAAAGAACCCATTACAATTGGTTTGCTCTACGTGATCGGTATTTGCTTAGTGGAAAGAAAAAGCCACTGATGACCGATGAGCGTTACTGCGAGATTGAAGGTATAAACCCTAATATCTACGCATACAATATGACTAACATGAGAGATTACTTTATCTCTAAACAAGAAGACTCTGTAGAAGGCGCAAAACAATATGACTTGTTCTTAGCTCACAACGGAATCTTAGACAAAAAGGAGTATTAAAATGGATGAACGTAAATCCTTTAACAAAGAAGCACTAGACGGAGGTAACTATAATGACCTCCAATGGCAAAAAGACTTCGCAGAACAAACAGGGATAGTAATTCCAGATAAATATTTATTCAGCGAAAAAGGTCCTCGATACGCAATTGATATGATGTACGAGCAAAACAAAAAAGACTATATGCAACATCAAGGCTTTGATCAGAAGACTGCAGAAAAACACGCAGGCAATCTAAAGAAAGCAGCGCTTAATGATTTTGAAGCTTTACTAAAATAAAAAATACCCCCACAGGACTCACAATAGAGTTCCCGTGGGGGTTTTTAGTTTTATCGACCGATCTTCATCCAGCCTTGTTCATTGTTTTCTAAGAAATCAAAAGTAGCGTTAAACAAAGCATTTCTATTAAACTCTGAATTTTCTTTACTCCTTCTGTGCTTAACAATAGGTTTATTTAACTGAGAATTTATAAACTTTATAAGATTATCTCTCTCTACTACCATTGCTACTGTTTCGCTTGGTTGCCTAGTATCTAGGGGTGTTGCACCAATATACTGAGTCAAACCTGACTTAGCAATAGGTCTCCAAATACCTAATTCGTAAGCATTCCTTAAAGAGCTACCTGTTTGTTCTTGCATCCAAGCAAATTTAGGTTCAACTCCCTTCAAAGCATTGCTCTCGAATTCTGAATACATTTCATCCAAATATTCTAACCAACTAGATAAAGCAGGATCTTTTGAGGCAGATCCAATAACTATTTCCTTTTCCATATTAGCTATTCTTCTTACAGCCTTTACAGAATCAGCTTTATAATTTTCATATATAGTTTCGCCCATATCATGTGCCGTTATCTGTTTCATAGCAGCTTTTACTTCGTGCTGCATCATAGCCATATACAAAGGATCACCCATTACGTTATCGTGAATGTTACCAAAATATACATTAGGATCTTGTAAACGTTTTTGCACTGCGCGGTGCGCAATAGCATTAACCTCAACCTCTCTTAGGTGCCCCATTGCTGGGCCAATAGCGTTTACCTGAGCAGAGCCAAGCCTTTTTATAGGCGTCATTTTGCTGTCGCTGTCATACTTTCGTTTAGAACGAGCGGTAGGTGCATCAGTTGGTGTACGAGAAGATAATTGTCCTACGCTAGTCTGCTCTCCGTCTGGATCTATAAACTCGTATCCAGACTCAGGTAAAACAGCATACTCTTTCATACCCACTCTTACACTAGAACCATCAGATAGCTCACCTGACAAATTAAAACCAAGTAATGCAGCCGCAATTGCCTGAGACTTAAGTCCTTGTGCATACCAACTGCCATCTTTATTAACCGTTTGTAATCCATGACCTATAACTTCATTGGCTATGTCTAAACCAGAATTAAAACCTTCAGTCTCTTCTGCAAGAGCATCCAAGGCTGCTTTAATTTCAGGTCTAGTACTTAAAAACTTTTCTGCTTGAGCGTGCATAAAGAAATGAGATTTGCCATAAGCGTTTACCATTAAAGCGCCTTTAGCTAGGTCATCTGCAAACTCAGCATAAGCTTCTGCTGTACCTCCTTCTGGTGTAAATATAGAAAGAACAGATTGTTGTTGTAAAGTATCTAGCCCCCGTATTTTTCCATCCTGTGCTAAAGAAGCTTTTAATGTTTCTAAAAAGAAAGCACGAGGATTACCAGAAGGAAACATGTTAGTAGAATCTGGATTGTACAAAAGACCTACGTGTTCAATGGTAGCCCAATCGCCTTGATCAAAGGCCATAAAAGTTCTACCTGCAGAAGATTGATCCATAGAGGCTGCAACAGGGCTAAAGGCTAAGCCGATAGGAGCGCCTGTTGAAGCACTATCTAATGCGGCAACTATATCTTTGGCAAGCAAAGAAGACTTAGTTATAAATCCATTTACTTTACCTTTATCTATACCTACATCTGACTCTATAAATTCATTTAATGCTGTTGCAACTGCAGGGTCTTTTACAATAGAAGGGTCAGCAATAAACTCCTCCATCAATGCGCCTTTCTTTGCAAACTCTCTTAACGTTCCCATAGTAAAGTTGTTTACTAGATACTGATCAGAATTAATTCTTGTTCCTGGAACTATCCAAGAACCTAAAGACCATAGCATTGCGGTTCGCTGTACACCTAAAGAAGGTTGGCCTGTGCCTTTAACAAAACGTTGAAATGCAGACCATTCAGCCTCAGAAATTACTGGCTCTGAGTCAGACTTATTTTTTAAGTCAGTAAACACATAGTTTTGAGGACGACCCTCCATTGCACCCTTGTGTATTCTAGGCTCTTCTTGCTCATTTACATCATCAGTATCATTAGTTAAACGATGGCTTTGCCCATGAGGATTTACGTGACGTTTAACAAACCCTACAACTTCTTTTGCCCTTGCTAAAGCTCGGACCGCTTTAATTAACTTAGAGGGAGACCCCGGCGCATCAGTTAGCACTGCCTCTAGTTTAAGCATTTTACTTATATTGTCCATCAAGCGTTTTTGTTCAGGAGGAATTTGACCCCCATCTTTTTCAACTTGTGAACCTTGCTGGAACACCTGAAGCATTGAGTCAATTGAGGCTAGTACTCTAGGATTCATCCTAACCGGACTTTCTCTGTAGGCCTCTACATACTCATAAGAAGCAGTGTTTTTATCTGCCTTTTCTCCAGCATAAACGTCCTGTTTAATTTTGCGTACATTGTAAGCACCAATTGACTTTCCTGAGCGTGGGCCATGAATCTTTACAGCTTTACGCCTAGCCATTGGTTGGTTAATAGATTTGTTTTGAGATTCTGGACCTAAAGATTGATTTTCTTCAGAGTACTCTCGCTTATTTTCATTAGCAAGTTCTCTAAGATCCATTGAAACAGTTGCCCCTTGCTTAGATATCTGGTATCCTCGCTTAGGATGTCCTTCTGGATCAATTACTTCTCCGTTAGGGTCTTTGGGTTGATAAAATACCTCATCAACCAAACCAGAGTTTTTAAGCATTTGCAATTGAGCATTACCTACTAAACGAGGTTGATCTAGTGCACCAATATCGGCACCTCTAACTCTGGCAAAGGAACTCTTAGTATAGCCTGCAAAGATACCATCTAGAGTATCTCCGTCTATTATAACTCTGTTATCTTCGTCTAAAGCTAAATCCCCTTCTGCAAAGCCCATCATCTCTGCAATTTCTTGCTCCTCTGTCATTTCAAAACCATTATCAATACTAGCCTGCTTTGCGCTCATAGCTCTTGATAACTTTATAAAAGCAAAGGTAGTTGCATTTACTGCTTCTACTGGGGATGTCCTGAATGATTCAGAAACTAACTGTATAGGAGTGGCAGACTTAGGTAATATGTTTTCTGGGTCTTTTATTTTGTAGTTACCTTTTATTCCAGATGCACCTATATGTCGAGCAGTCCTATATAAAGTACCTATCTTACCGGGAAGCATGTAGTCTTTATAAGATTCTTTAAACTCTTCCAGAGTTCTTTGCATAAAACCAACCGCACCTTTTGCCCGTAGAGCTTCTTCTGCGTTGAACTGTTCTCTCTGCGTTGCTTGAACTTCAGGAGTAGTGCCCATCCGCCCTGAGTTAGTAACAACGCTAGCGCCGTCTTGCACTACATCTAAATTTGGCGTAGGCGCAACAGGAGCATTTGCAGGTTGAGCTAGTCCTGCAGAATCGTCAAAAGGATTCATTACAGGATTAGCGGTAGAAGGTGCTACATTACCTCTTTGAAGATCATCTAATGGGTTGTCTATAGGTGCAACTCCTGAACTTTGCTGCATAGCCTGTATTTGGGCCATAAGAGCTGCAGGGTCCATTGCAGATAATTGTTGTAACATTTCAGGAGTAAGCCCAGCAGGAGTTCCTGCGGCAGGGCTTGGCCCCTCTACCTGTGGAGCAAACGCCCCTGTATTAATTGCTTTAGCCATAGTTACTCCTTTTCTATTGGTGCAAACCAATTCTTAAATACGTTTGCGGGGGTTGCTTTCAAAAGATTACGCGTTAATCTTGAATTATCATCTGCTAACGCATCGGAAAATATTCCTACTCCGTTATCAAGATAAGCCAATTGAGGAGACTCCCCTATTATTGAATCGGTGATAGCACCTGCAGTGTTACCTAACATACCATCTACTGCACTACCTAAGTCGGAATTGTTTCCATACAAAGGGAGTAAAGCATTAATAGGTCTTTCTGCTGTACCAACAAGACCTGAACCGTACATAGTTCTTACGAACTCTTTGAACGGAGGCAGATCGTCTTCTTCTTCTTTGCCCTTCAAGGCATCTTTTAAGTTCTGGGCAAAGTAAGTAAATGCAATCATAGCAGCCATTGTAGTTATTGCTTGAACTCTTGCTTTAGGTAAACTGTCAGTAGAAAAGGCTTGACCATAAAGCATTGGCAGTATATTAGCAGTAAACGTACTAATAAAGCCTTGAAACATAGTAAAGAGCCGTAACCTAGGATCTGAATAAAATTCAGGGCGATTACCTTTAAACGGCTGTGCTACCCTTTGATCTACAAATCTTGTCTTGGCAACTTCAAGTTGTTCTAAATACCTTTTCTCATTTTCAGCTATAACATTAGCATTAAAGGCAGAGCCACTAAGTCCATGATAGTTTTCTTTATGTGCAATCATTAACTCTGGATCAACACCTAAAAAGCTTAAATTGTTATGAGCTTCAGTGTACAACCTATTGTTAATTCCTTTTTGCAATACTGCTTGGTCTACCCAATGTTCAACCGCATCCTCTGCCATAATTAAGGCAGTAGTACGTTGTATATTAGTTAAAGATGTTAGTCCATTAATCTTAAAGAATTTTTGAACAAACCTAGCTTGAGTAGGGCTAGAGTCAACGCCTAAACGAGCAGCAGCACCTTGAGTTTCAAGTAGATAACCAGACTTCCTTAACATCTCTCGATGCTTGTAAGCTTTCATTGGTATCCTGCCGTTAGATAAAGTGGTCATTGACTCGTTTGATATTGCAATTAACTCTTTTACAGTAACTTGCGACATGACCCAAGCTGCTTTCAAAGGATTAGTACTACTAAAAATAACTAAGGCAGATTCAGTAAGAGAAGAAACTGCAGCTAAAGGAAGAGCAGATACCATTGACATCATAGAAACGTTGTTAACACCAGTGTTATATACTCTGTTATCTACTCGTTTATATTCACCTGACACTTGATCTACAAATATAGATAAACCTCTTGCAATCTCGCCTTTCTCTTGGTCATCTATCTCACCGTTAGCCCGCATTAAATCTAAAGCTTTGGCTATTCGGCTACCACCTTCTCCCATGTATTCCATGTTTGCTTTAGTGTTACCAAACTTTACTGCGTTAGCCTGAATATTGTCCATAATATCTGCATGAAGATACTCTTTAAATACTTCACTGTACTGTGCATAGTTTTTTGTGTTAGCTTTACTTGCCCTAAGAGGTTTACCTAAATTAAGAAGAGAACTTAACGCATCATCAGGATTAGTGTAGTCCTCGTTTTTAATAATTGACTGAGTAATATCCGTAGCTTGCTCTAATGTTACGTTTAATTCTGATTGTAACATGGCAATAAATTTATTTTGATTACGATATATGTACGCCTTATTAAAAGTTTTTTCTAACATGTTAGCATTTTTTATCTTAGTCTGGCTCTTAATTTCTAAATTCTTCTCAAATATTGCGCCAATTAAAGGTAGAAGCCTAGGATCTACGCGGTCAGCTTCTGAGCTTTTTTCATCTAAAAGCCTTATGTCCGCTGTGTTTATTGCTCTGCGTAGTAACGCATTAACCTGCTTCTGGTGTTTATTAAAAGATATAGATAGTTCTTTAGAGTTATTAAAGCCTAATCTACTAGGGCCTTCAATTGAGTCTAGGTAACCACCAGCATCATTTACATTATTAGCACCGTACTGTCGCCTTGCCTCCTCAAAATTTCTGCCTGCACGGCCATTTTTACCAACTAAAGAACTATACAGCATGGATCCGTACTTGCCTGTCTTAAACTTTTTTAACTTATTTTCAAGCTGACCCTTCCATAAAAAAGGAACAACATCTGATGCGCTGTCTACAAAGGTTTTAGCTCCTTTAACTTTGGCTATGACTTGGTCTTTTAAGCTACGTCCTTCTGTAGGATCAACTGTAGCCCCTGCCGTTTGGTCATACACTGATTTAACTGTTGTATCCTGTATCTTTTCAAGAGCACCGTTAACATCTAGTACATAAGAATAATCTTCTTGATCTTGATCATTAGTTAATTGAATAGCAGTTCTTTCTGCTAATTGATTTCCTTTAGTTACTTGTGAAGACTTTATGCCAGAAGCTAATTCGCCTGCTCCTGTAAATCCTGCACCAAGAACACCGCCTGCAACTACCGCATTTAATATTCTGTTTTTTACTTGTTGAGGAGTAACTTCATTTCCTTCCCCCCAGATAGCTAACGCTTCTTGTGAGGCCTCAGTAACGCCCTCAAACATAGCGCCTTTTCCTACTCTCTTTCCTATTGCAACAGACCTGGATAAGGCCCGGCCTTGTGTAGATAAGAAAGTAGATGTCTGATCTTTGATAGCGTTAGCAAGAAGTGCTTCTGCTGCTTCTTCTGATATTTTCTTTTGCATTGCAATCTTAGCTGCAGCATTTTTCCTACCACCAGAAGTAAACAACTTTACTGGGTTAATTCCTTTGACACCAATAATATCCAAGGCACCTTGAAATATACCTGAAGTTAAAGCTCTACCTATATCTTTCTCATCTTGAGCATCGTATGTCATTCCTGAATACATCGCTGCAGGTATAGCTAAAGTTGTTCCCCAAGTAAAGGGTGCAGCGGCAACGGAGGCTGCTGTTACTGCCATTAAAGGAGCGCTGGCTGCAACGTTACTAAATACAAAGTTAGAGAACTCACCTATACCATCTAAAGTCCATTGACCATTTTCATCAAACGCTTCCATGTCTTTTAACTGTGGTAGCTCTTGCATCTCTCTCCTGAGCCTGTCGGCGTGAGCTTCTCCAAAGTTAGCTAAACCATCTAAGCCTACTAAGTCACCTACTAATTGCGTAAAAGCATATCCACCTATCTTACCGTTTGTTTTACCCATGCTAAAGGCGTCATCAAGTTGCCAACCTTTTGTTTCATTCATAATATTACGGTCTGATTGTTGCATAGCTACACCCCTAAACATGTCAGGAGCGGCAGCATAGTGTGCCTCTGAAGCAGCCATATCTTTGAGAAAGAAAGGATCGCCTGCTAACGTAGCTCTGGAAGCAGATAACAACGCCTCTCTTCGAATGTCACCTTCGTTTTCTTGGCTAGTATAAGCTCTTTGTGCGCGGTCTAGATACCCCATGTTAGTAACATCTACCGCCTCACGGCTAGCGTAACGAGAAGGGTCACTTAACCCTTGATATAACAAGGTCTTTGTTGCGCTAGCACCTTCTTCGTTAACTAAGTCCCCAAGATCTCTACCAAAATAACCCTGCTCCCCTGACCGATAAGGCTGGTCAAAGCCTTGATCAATCAGGTTAGCAGTTTCACCTGCTTGAAGTATGCCTTTGATCTCACCACCGGGGGCATAATCTAAAGTATAAGGATCTAAGTGAGGTGTCTCCGCACCATCAATGTCTGAAAGACGTATTCTGCCTTTGTCGTCATCTACAGTGTCTTGATCAAGTACTTGAATCCCGTCTTTGTATATACCTTCTTGTCCGAATCCACCTGCTGATTCTAATTCAGCTACAGTAGATTTAAGTGTATCAATATAAGACATTTTTATCCTCCTAGAATAGTGTTTAGTTGCGTAGTATTATCTAAAGTTTTACCTAACCAAACAGAGAATTCATTCTCTTTGTTTTTAGTTAACTTAGTAGTTGGTAGATTACCGTCCTGCTTAAGTTTAGTATACGTAGAGTAAAGCTTTTTGAAATTACTCTTAACTTGTGCAGGGTCCTTATTAATCTTTTCAAGTTTAGCCCAATATTGATTTGTTTTAGTAGTACTAACTTGATTTTTACCATCTTCAGTTTTCCATATCTCGCCAGCACCAACCGCTGCAGAAGTAAGAATAACCCGCTTAATATAAGGTGCTGCTGAACCTACTTTGTTTACTCTATTACTGTCAAGATCTGCTTTCATGTCGCTCATTGCTGTAAGTAAAGTAACTTTAGCGGCGGCACGAACACCTGGATCATTTAAAGAGTACCCCATTTGGTTCTGCATAAACACAGAAGCATTTGCAAGGGCAACAGGCCATTGAGACTTAACTTTATCATCAGCCCCAGAGAATATAACTCCTACTTCATTGTTCATAGAATCAGTAAAAGTAGAAGCGGCAGCAGCTCTTCCTGCTTGGGTGTCAGTTTCTTTATTGAAGGGTAATACAGATCCACCTTGTCTGGCAACTAAAGACATTAACTGAGCTTCAGTAACATCAGTAAATTCTCCCGGCTTTGCATTTGCGTCCACAAAAGAACTAGGAATAGAAAATACATTATATTTACCACCAGAGGTGTCTCCTGCATCAACTTCGTATCCGCGTACATTGTTTAATCCAGGAATACCCGTGATGCCAACTGTTGCTGTTTGCCCTGTCTTCTTTAATTGCATAGGTCCTTTATTCTTTTTCTCAAGAATCTCAGCAATTTTAGTTGCAGAGTAAGACCTAGCAGAAGCTTCTGTGTAACCCGCATCAACAAGAGCCTGTATTTGTTTTTCTGTAGCTCTGTTTCCTACTGCAGATTTTAAGGCTATCTTGCCTGCCCAACGCATAGATCCCTCATGAGAGGCCCCTGTTGCGCGAGACATAAGATAATAGCCTACTGCCTTGGTGATATCCGCGAATCCTACACCAAGATATTTCTTCATGTTATCTTCAAGTGTACTACTTGCTTCAGGATCTTTTTGTTTAAATGTTTCGGCTTCAGATAAAGCTATAGCCTCATCTATTTTTCCGTTTTGATAATCATCATTTAACTTAGCTAACGCGCTATTGTCTTCTGCTGAAGACTCATTTGTGTCTGACGCTGCAGGAGATGTAGCCAAAGCTTCTGTTATTGCAGCCTCTATTGCAGTGTTGTTTGGTGCAGTGTTGTCTACTACAGGGACTTCATCTAGTTTAGGAGACATTAACCCCAATGGGTCAACCCCACTGGCTGTTTCTTCCTCGGCTATTGGAGGTACACTCCCTCCGGGAACACCATTTTTTTGATTAGCAATAGACTGTTTAAGATGTCTTTCAAGTTCAGCTTCGTTAGCCATAGTTACCTTGCCATCTGCAACGGCTCTTTTTAAGGGGTTGTCGTCCATAACCGCACCAATAGGGGCAAATATACTTCTCATCATATTGTTAATGCTAAACCCTTCTGAATCAATTTCAGGTGAAGCTTCTATTGTAGGTACAGCTGGTTGGGATAAACGTAATTTAGTGTTTGCATCCATCCTTGGGTTAGGTATGCCTACATCAATCTGAGGCATCCCATGCATGTTAGGTACTGCTAAAGCAGGTGCTACCACAGAAGCAAAATTATTGTTATCTACTTCTTGGGGAACAAAATCAAAACCTAAAGCTTCATCGCCTACTGGGCCTAAGCCTGCAAATTGTGGCGCATTTAACATTGCAATATTTCTAGCTAAAGTATTTGATTTTTGAGCGTTAAACTCTGCACCCAAAGAATCTTTTGCTTCAACAGAGCGTTGTAAGTTGTGTATCCTAGCTTGTTCATTTAACTTCATCTGCTCTTCTATTTGTTCTACCCTACTTATTGCTAGTGCATTTCCTGCATCATATCCTTGAATAAGTAATGGATCATCATAACCTAAAGTAGCATAGTTAGTTCCACCTTCATAGTATTTAACTCCAGAGGTTCCGTTGTTATACAATGCAGGGACCGCACTTGTTGGAGCCAAAACAGTTCTTGGATCTACGTTTGGATTCTGCATAAGATAAGTTCTTTGATCTGTTAAGCTCATCTGCCTAGGGTCCGGTGAGTTACTCACAGGATTAGGTACTGTTAACATCTCCATAGGGACTTCTTGAGGATTAGGAGCAACAGGAGGAACAGCACTGGGAGCATAGTCAAACCCTCGAAACAAAGAGTTAGAGTTATAATCAGGTACAGTCATAGGATTAGCTTGTAAGCCATCTATTTGTTGTTGTAAATTTGCTGCT